AGCGCAACATCATCGAGCCCCTGCAAGATCCCGAGTTATTCGGCTCGGACGTCGCCGCCGAGGTCCGGCACACACGGGGCGCCACGGTCGCGAGCATCCTTGCCCGTACGGTCCACTTGATCGGCGCGGCCGACGCGCGCGCCGACGGCCGGCTGCGCGGTGCGACTGCCTGCCTCGCGTACGTCGACGAGGCAACCCTCGTTCCCGAGGGCTTCTTTGTGCAGTTGCTCGCCCGGCTGTCCGTGCCGGGTGCGAGGCTGCTGTGCACCACGAACCCCGACTCGCCTCGGCATTGGCTCAAGACCGGCTATCTCGACCGGTCCGGCGAACTCGACCTCGCTGCCTGGCATTTCCGCCTCGGCGACAATCCGAGTTTGTCACCGGCGTACGTCGCCGCCCTGTCGGCGGAGTACACCGGCCTGTGGCGCCGACGGATGATCGACGGTGCTTGGGTCGTCGCCGAGGGCGCCATCTTCGACATGTACGACGAGGCCTTGCACGTCGTCGACGAACTGCCGGCGATGCGCCGTTACTGGCTGGGCATCGACTACGGCACGACGAATCCGTTCTCGGCTGTATTGCTCGGCCTCGGCGACGACGACCGTCTGTACGCCACCGCCGAGTGGCGGTACGACTCCCGCGCCCGGCACCGGCAGATGACCGACGCGCAGTACAGCACCGCCGTGCGCGAGTGGCTCGCCGGGCTCGACATCACGCCCGAGTGGACGTTCGTCGACCCGAGCGCTGCCTCGTACTCCGCACAGCTCTGGGCCGACGGGCACCCCGGCATCGCGCGCGCCGATAACACGGTGCTCGACGGTATCCGCAGCGTCTCGAACGCCCTCGACGCCGGCCTGCTGCGCATCCATCGCTCGTGCGAGAGCCTGCTCGGCGAGTTGCCCGGCTACGCATGGTCGGAAGAGGCCGCCGCCCGCGGTGAGGACCAGCCGGTTAAGGCGAACGATCACTCGGTCGACGCGCTGCGCTACGCCGTGCACTCCACCGCGCACGAGTGGCGTCATCTTCTCTCGCTCGCCGCCTAGCCCCTGCTCACCACAGCCCCGGCCACCGCTCGGTGCCCGGGGCTCCGTCATGCCGAGGGGGTGTTCATGCCGCGCGAGTGGACCGACCGTTTCCTCGCCTACGTCGCCGACGCGCCTCGTGGTTGCTGGCAGTGGACCGGCTACCTCATGCCCAACGGGTACGCCCGTTTCTCCGTGGCCGGGGAGCGCCAGTACGCGCACCGCGTCGCCTACGAGGCCGTGCACGGGCCGATCCCCAACAGACTCGTGATCGACCACCTGTGCCGCAACCGCGGATGCGTCAACCCCGACCACCTCGAAGCCGTCACGCAGCGGACCAATGTGCTGCGCGGCGTCTCATTCGCCGCGGCCCGCGCGCGGCAAGTCCGTTGCCTGCACGGCCACCGCTTCACCGAGGCCAACACCTACGTAGCGCCCAACGGAACCCGCAAATGCCGTACCTGCCGGGCAGCCGCGCGCGCTCGCTCGCGCTGCCCGCGGCAGGGGGTGAGCCGTGCCGCTGCCTGACAACAACGTCCCGTGGCCGCCGCCCCAACTCGGTCGGCTGTACGGCGAGATGCGCCTTGATGCGGCGTGGTACTCCGGCGACCGCAAGCAGCTCGCCGAGGTCTACCGGGGGCAGCAACGCCGCGAGGACGGACGACGCCGACTGTGGGCACGGCCCCGACGCCGACAGGACGGCAAGCGTGACGGGCGGGTGCACATCCCGCTCGCCGGCGACATCGCCACGACGAGCGCCGACCTGTTGTTCTCCGAGCCGCCGACGTTCACCGTCGAGGACACCGGCACTCAGGACCGGCTCGCCGAACTCGTCGAGGCCGACGGGATCGCGAACACTCTCCTCGAAGCGGCAGAGGTCGCCGCGGCACTCGGCGGGGTGTACCTGCGCGCGACGTGGGACGTCTCGCTTGCCCCGCGCCCGCTGCTCACCGCCGTGCACGCCGACGCCGCCGTGCCGGACTTCCGTTGGGGGCAGCTCGCCGCCGTCACGTTCTGGCGCGAACTCGCCTCGGACGGCGGGACAGTGTGGCGTCACCTCGAACGGCACGAGCCGGGGCGCGTTCTGCACGGGCTGTACCAGGGGAGCACGGACCGGCTCGGCACCCGCGTGCCGCTCACCGAGCACCCCGAGGTCGCCGCGCTCGCCGACTCCCTCGGCCCCGAAGGCGACGCGATCCAGACCGGCATCACCGAACTCACCGCCGCCTACGTCCCCAACATCAAGCCCAACCGGCGGCACCGTGGCAGCCCGTTCGGCCGTTCCGACTACGCGGCCCCGCTCTATGACCTCATGGACGGACTCGACGAGACATGGTCGAGCTGGCTGCGCGACATCCGCCTCGGCCGCGCGCGGCTGATCGTCCCCGATGGCTACCTGCGCGACCACGGCCCCGGCAGGGGCGCCTCGTTCGACGACGACCGGGAAATCTGGCAATCGTTGAACATCCCGCCGACCGAGGGCTCGGGCATCACCCTGTCGCAGTTCGCGATCAGGGTCGCCGAGCACCAGGCGACGGCCGACTCGATCGTGCAGCAGGCCGTGCGCTCCGCCGGCTACTCCGCGCAGAGCTTCGGGTTCGGCGACCAGGCCGCCGCCACCGCGACCGAGGTCACCGCCCGCGAGCGCCGCTCGATGATCACCCGTGACAAGAAGTCCCGTTACTGGCGACCGGCGCTCGCCGACATCCTGCTCGTCATGCTGCGGCTCGACCGCGCCCTGTTCACCCCCGGACTCATCCCCGAACGGCCCCGGGTCACGTTCGGCGACGCCGTCAGCGAGGATCCGGCCAGCGTCGCCCAAACCCTGTCCCTGCTCCAGCAGGCGCAGGCCGTCAGCACCGACACCAAGGTGCGGTGGCTGCACCCGGATTGGGACGACACCGCTGTGCAGGCCGAGGTCGACCGCATCCTCGTCGAGACCGGGCAGACCGCGCCCGACCCGATGCAGGCGGGCGCGTGGGCGTGACTACCTGGTGCCCTCACTGCGTCCCCGCCACCTCACCACGTGGCAAACCTGGACCACGATCACCACAGAGGCCAGGGCTAGAACGCGTATGGGATCTGCCACCACCCCAGAAGCAACCAGCCCGACAAAAACAAAAGCGAGAACTTCGGCCGCTCCAAATTTCGGCACTGCCAATGTCGTGAAGTTTTGTTGCTCGTCCATCTTAATTACTTCCTCTTCAAGCAATGTGATTTGCATCACACTCTATACCCCTAGGGGGTATGTGAACAGCACGGTCACCCGAATGGGTGAATGGGGGTGGCGCCTTGACAATCCACCCCGGGATGGTTGAGGACCTCTCAGCCGGTGTGCGGGACCTGTACGAGGACGCCGAACAGCGCCTGCTCGGCATCGTCGCCCGGCAGTTGGCGGACGGGTTCGACGCTCCGGGGTGGGCGGTCAACAAGCTGCGCGACGTTCAGGCCCTGCGCCGGGCCGCGCAGAGTGTCGTCGACGCGCTCGGCTCCGCCATGCAGTTGGAAGTGTTCGACGCGGTGGCCGAGGCGTACGGCGTCGGCGCCCGCGCGGGGCTCGCCGAACTCGGAGCGCTGCACGACGACGACGTGCGCCGTATCGCCGAGACGACCCCCAACACGCGCGCGGTTGACCGGCTCGCCGCCGAAACCGTCGACCTCGTCACGCAGACCCACCGCGGGATTCTGCGCGGGGTCGAGGACGGATACCGGCAGGTGATCGCCGAGGTAGCCGGTACACCGCTGCTCGGCATCGACACCCGCCGACAGGCGACACAGCGCGCCATGGAACGGTTCGCCGACCGTGGCCTGCGCACGTTCGTCGACAAGGGCGGCCGCGCGTGGCAGATGACCTCTTACGCCGAGATGGCGACGAGGACGGCGGTCGGCCGCGCTGCGGTCGCTGCGCACGGCGACCGGCTGCGCGCCGCCGGCCTCGACCTCGTGATCGTCTCCAACGCCCCGCACGAGTGCCCGCTCTGCGCCCCGTTCGAGGGCAAGGTGCTGTCCCTCGACGGCCCCGGCGGAGCACGCACGGTCGAGGCCGAGCACGCCACCGTCGACGGTGAGACCGTGCGCGTGCACGTCGTCGGCAGCGTCGACGAGGCACGGCGACGGGGGTTTCAGCATCCCAACTGTCGCCACAGTCTCAGTGCTTACCTACCGGGGGTCACCCGGCCGCCGGTCGAGCAGTCCGAGGACCCCGACGGGTACGAGGCGTCACAGCGGCAGCGCGCGATCGAGCGCCGGATTCGGCAGTGGAAGAAGCGGGCCGCCGCCTCGCCGACTGCCGAGGGCAAGCGCGCGGCCGACGCTCGCGTGCGGCAGTGGCAGGGCAGGATGCGCGATCACCTCGCCGCGCACCCCGAACTCATCCGCCGACGCGAGCGCGAGCAGCTCGGCGCCGGCAACCTCCCCCCGACCGAAGGAACCGCCGCCCGCCCCGGCACCCCGACCGGTCCGGGCACGGACCCGTTCGAGGCCGCGCGCGTCCGTGCCGGCGACGAGCGGACGCTGCCCGAGATGAGCGACGAGCAGCTCGGCGCCGCCATCCGCCCCGGCGTGCTCGACGAGCGCGACCTCGACCGGATCGCCCGCGAGGCCGACCGGCGAGACGAGCAGGATCTGCTCGACCGCGTCCGCCCCAACGGCCACCTCGTCGACAGCCTCGCCGAGTTCAGCGACGACGAACTCGCCCGCGTCTCCCTGCACCTGGGCGACGACGACATGCTGCGCGTCATGGCGGAGATGAACCGCCGAGACGTCGACGCAGCCCTGCCCGGCGCCCGGCGTGACCTCGTCGGCATGTCCGAACGCGAACTCGCCGACCGCACCCGCAACGTCCCCGACGATCGCCCAGCGATCGGCGCCGAGATCAACCGGCGTCGGCTACTCGCCGAGGTGTTCCCCGGCGGGCGCCTCGCCAGTGACCTATCAGCCGTCGGCGACGACGTGCTCGGGTGGGCCGTGCGCTACGCCGTCCCCGACAACGCCGTACGCATCGCCGACGAACTCGACAGCCGGTACCCGCCCGCCGAACTCCCTGATGCACACGGTGCGTTCACCGTCGAGGGACAGCTCGCCGACCGGGCCGCCCTCAACGAGATCCTCGCACCGGCCGCCGATGCCGACGCCTGGAACGGCCTTTCCGTCGACTGGTACGCGGGCATGTCCGCCACTGAGCGGTGGATCGCCGAGCGCGAGTACGCCGACATGCAGATGCGCACCGCCTACACCCGCGAGCAGATTCGCGAGATGTACCGCGAGCACGTGTGGTCGCAGAGGCTCGCCGCCGAGGAGGCGACGAACGGATACATGCTCAGCAAGACCGCGCAGGCTGCGGGCGTCGATCCGATCTCGCTGTTCAGCGGACCCGCGCACATCGCCTATGCCCGCGCGTCCGAGGACCTAAAGCACTGGTGGGAGGACCACCCCCGCATGACGCTCGCGGAGTACGAGGAGATGGTGACCGGCGTACACAGCAGCGCAGCCGACACCGCCCGCGCCTCCCGCAACACCCAGCAGAACCGGCTCTAGGGGGTGACCGTGGGACGTCGAGGCGCCATCGTCCGCGCCCTGCTCGCCGGCATCGAGGCCGGCAGCAGCGCCGCTCCCATCACCTCTTGCCCCTACCCGCGCGGTGACCTGCGCCGTTCGGCATGGGTCCGCGGCTACGCCAAAGCCCGGCCCCTGTCCGCCGATTAGGGCGCTCTGCCCCGCCACGCTCGATTCCCCAACCACCACACGCACGGAGGGCCGATCGCCTATGCCCGAAACCGCCCCGAACCCCGCCCCGACCACCGGCACCGATCCGGGAACCGGCGCCCCGTCGGCTCCGGGAACCACACCACCGGCACCCCTGCCCGTCGCGCCGACGGCCGTGCCCCCGGCACCAAGCCCGCCCGTGGTCGACCCTGCCGCCGAGCAGCGCGCGACCGCTGCCGAGCAGGCGGCGCAGCAGGCGCAGGCCGAGCGCGACGAGCTGCTCGGCGCACTGCGCAAGGTGCTCGACCCGAGCGGCGCGGCCGGTGAGCAGGACCCGGCCAAGCTCGCCGAGCAGGCCACCAGCGAGCGCGACCAGGCGCTCGCCGAGGCTCGTCGGCTGCGCGTCGAACTCGCCGCCCACCAGGCCGCGCACAAGAACGGTGCCGATCCGGCACGGCTGCTCGACTCCCGCACGGTGGCCGCGCAGCTTGAAGCACTCGACCCGACCGACGCGAAGTTCGGCGAGAAGCTCGACGCGCTGATCGCCGCCGCCGTCGAGACAAACCCGCTGCTGCGCGTCGGCGGCACCACGCCGACCGGACCGCCCAGGGGTGGCGCCGACTTCACTCCGGGCGCCCCGCAGATGGTCACGCCCAAGCAGTTCGCGCGCATGAGCTACGCCGACCGCGTCGAACTCCACCAGTCCGACCCCGACCTGTACCGGCAGCTGTCTGCCGCGAGCGAGTAAGGAGGCCGCCGCATGGCGAAGACGACCGCGGCACAGATGATCGTTCCGGACGTCTGGGCCGACATGGTGCAAGCGAAGTTCAAGGGGAAGTTGGTCATCGGCTCGATGGCTCTGAACGACTCCACCCTCGAAGGCAAGCCCGGCGACTCCGTGATCTTCCCCAAGTGGAAGGGACTCACGGAGGCCGAAGACCTCACCGAGGGCACGCCGATGACCCCGGAGCAGCTCGGCACCGACCCGGGCAACTCGGCCACGATCAAGGAAGCCGGCAAGGCGGTCGAGATCACCGACAAGGCTCGCCTTGTCGCGTTCGGCGACCCGTTCGCGGAGACGCAGCGACAGCTCGGCGTGCTGATCGCCCGGAAGATCGACAAGGACCTGACAGCCGCGGCCGAGGCCCCCGGCGTGATCACGGTCAATGCCGCGAGCGTCGCCCTGTCGTGGGATGTGATGGTCGACGGCATCGCCAAGTTCGGGGACGAGTGGGAGCC